TTCAGTCACGGCCCCACGCCCCTGATTGCCGCCATGCGCTGCTATTGCTGCAGGAAGCTGGGCGACGAAATTGAAGTGCCGGATGAACTGATATGACCACCGTCTACACCTACTTCTCCGGCAAGTAAAGCAGCGTTTCTTCGAGTGCCCAAAGACGTACCCGAGCGCATCGCTTCCATCATGAAGGAGAACCCACCTTGAACAACAGAGCAAGGCTGCCCAGCTCGACGAAATTTACACTTGACAAGGTGTTTGAAAATGCAAAAAAGCTACACCAGTTATCTTGGTTTTGATAAAGACTACAGGTTCTCTGAGAAAGCAGGATTTCAACTCTCCGCAATACAACAGGAAGACGTTGAGCAATTTGTGCAGTGGGAAGCAAGCCTTAACACCTACGAAGTGGGTGGCGGCAAGACTGTAGTGTCCACCGTGGTGTCGCTTATGCGGGGAGTTGACGTAACCCTTGTAGTGATGCCGCCCATTCTAATCAGAAGTTGGGCTACCTGGTTGAAGAAGGTCAGCGATAAAGTCGTTCAATACGAGGGTACTCCGGTAGAGCGAAAAGGGGCAGACCTTGCAAACGCTAGGTGGGTCGTAATGTCTCATGCGATTTTTCGCATTGACTTTGAGCGGATTGCAGCGGTCTGCAAGGGCAGGACTGTGGAGGTGATTGTCGATGAAGCACACTTCTTGAAGAATAGTCGCTCAGTGCTTTTCAAGAAAACGCAGACCATGTCGCAAGGCCATTATTGCCAGATGCTCACAGGGACGCCAACCTCAAAACCCCTGGATTGCTATTCGTACATCAAGATCAAGTCCCCAAAGTTGTACAGGAGCTATAGCCATTTCGAGGCGCTGCACGTAGGAGAGCGGGATTTTTGGAAAACGCCAATTTCATTTATAAACTTAGACCTGCTTCGTGATAATTTTGCCTTGCGTTCAATCTCAAGAACTAAAAAAGAGGTACACGGATACAGCCTTGTGCCCCTGTTCCCCGACACCTCTTACGACTTGACCGTAGAGCACAAGAAGGTGTATGACAAACTTGTAGAAGAACAGTTGTTGCTGTTTTCAGATGGAAGTAAGATTGATGCGACAACCCCAGCGAAGCTAAGGCACGCCCTGCAGCAAGCTGTGATTAACTTCGACCACTTCTCCAATAACGCAGACAATCGGAGTGCTTTTTACGATATTCTGGATCAGACCATTGAGGAAACTGAATGTGATCAACTTGGTAAATCTAAGTTGATAATCTGGACTAAGTACAAAATGACGTCAGCTAAGCTGTGGGAATACTGCAAGAAGCGCGGGATTAAGACAGTTGCAGCCTACAGCGAAAGCAATGCTTCAGAAGCAGCAGAAGCGTTTATGCACGACGAAACTACAAGAATCCTTGTAGCAAACCCGCAAAGTGCTGGCGCAGGGTTGAACCCTCAATACGTTTGCAGCGAGGCTTTATTTGCAGAGATTGACACTGTGCCAATCTACGCGCGTCAGGCTATTGGCAGAATTGATCGCACTGGACAAAAAGTTCCGCCAAGAATAAAGATAGCAGTAGCTAGAGGTACAGTTCAGGAATGGTTATTTCATGACTTGATGCGAAATGATGACCACGTTGCTCGGATTGAGCCGACAAAAGAGGGCCTGCGAAGAATGCTAATTGGCCAGTATTAAGTGCTACACTTGTGGCCCCGCATAATTGCAGTTAAACGGCAGCGCAACAATTGTTGCGGAAAAACAACAGACTAGCTATGTATCTCTACTATCAACTTATTGGAGGAAACGAGTCATGGTCACCAATACAGGCTAATCAACAACAAGAGCTGGACAAGCTCAAGCCTACCTTTGTCACAGTTCTGCAACTTGACACCCTATTGCCCGAAGACGCGCCACGCGAAATGCGGGACAAGGTTAAGTATGTAGGGCCTATGTACTTTGACCTGGATGCTGCGGACATTTCTGAGTCTATTTGCGGTTCTCAGGAACTCCTGAAAAAGCTGGGTGAACTCGGAGTCTCTGACACTGACATAGAGATCTACTTATCAGGTAAAAAAGGGTTGCACCTTATCCTGCCTCAAGAAGTTTTCATCGCCAAGCCTGCGCCTGTGGCGAAATTGCCACATATATACAAGGAACTTGCGTTTCTACTTGCAGTTGAAACCCTCGATTTCAAGGTCTACACTGGTGGCAAGGGTCGAATGCTGCGAACCTGCTACAACATTCGGGAGAATGGCAACTACCGGGTCGCTATTTCTGCTCAAGAACTGCGCGAGTTGACTCCAGAGAAGTACGCACAATTCTGCAAGGCCCCTCGTGCTGTGGTTAAGGCTCAACCCAAGTTCTCCTGGAAGATGGGCTTGGAGTACGACAAGGCCTTGACTAAGGTGTCGAAGACTGTAGTTAAGAAGGCAGTACCTGCCGACGCTGCCACGCTGCAACGCCACTGGTCTGACGTTGCAGCCGTGTTTAACGGAGAAGGTCTGAAAGCAGACGCAGGCTTCAATAAGGTTGCCTTGCAGATGTGCCTTTACGCCAGGGAGTGCGGGTGGAATGAAGACACTCTCGTAGAGAAAAGTCAAGGTCTGATAGCAAACCACAACTCTGACGGCTCTAGGTACAATACACCCTGGCGCAGAGAGCGTGAGCTGCGCAGAATGTTTGACTATGTTTTGGACAATCCTGCTTACGATTACGCTGTAGGTGGACTGCTGACCTTGTTAAGCCAGCAAGCCGTTACTGTGGATGCTGACGGTGAGGTAATTGCCGAAGTTCTTAGTTCAGGAGTTCGACACAGAGGCAATTGCTACACCACGGTGAAAGCAGATGACGTTGAAACACAGATTTCAAACTTTGTGTTTACAAGTGCCAGCACTGTCAAAGACATAGTGGAAGGCTCAATTGTATCAATAACCGCCACATTGAAGGGGTTGACTAGAGAACCTGTTGCGCTCTATCCAGCAAACTTCACGAGTTCTTCAGCACTTCAGAATGCGGTAGCTGTCTATGGAGGGTCTTTCACAGGAACAGATGCTCATGCGCGAGGAGTTTATCAACTCATGTTAAAAGAAATAGCACACAATAAATTCTTGGTGGCGACTGAAGGCGTAAATCTTGTAAGAATTAGCGCAAATGCCAGTCCAGAATTGGTAGGTCAAGACGTAGTAGTTTGGGCAGACAGGTACGGAGTGCAGATGCCCAAGTATGCAGAAGACCTGGGACTAGAACTGGTCTTCCAGGGGTATCCCGACCCCTGCGGCGTACTGAGAACTGACTTAGCAAAGGCTGCGCCGGTTTCTGAGTATCTGGCTGCGCACAAACATACTATGACGTCGTGCTTACTGTCGCTGTTTAAGTGTCACCCTCCTGAGACGATTGGTAAAATTCTAGGCTGGATGGTTGCCTGCCACTGGAAACAACTGTTTCAGGCCACTTACCAGAAATTCCCAATCTTGCATGTCTACGGCGCGGCTGGAGCAGGTAAGAGTGAACTGACTACAAGTCTGCTCCACCTATTTTACTACAGGGAAGAACCTAAGACTTTGACTCCTGCAGGTACGACCTTTGCCCTGCAAGCCCTGATTTCTGGTTCCGCCTCTATTCCTATTGTACTAGACGAGTACAAGCCTCACCGCATGGATAAGACTAAGTTGGAGACAATTCGCGCAACCCTGCGAGATGCGTATAACCAAAAGTCTGTCTCTCGCGGCGGGGGTTCCAGGACTAGAGATAGTTTCAACGCCCTGAATGTGGTTGCTTTGTCTGCGCCTATAGCCTTCATTGCCGAGGCGGTCGAGACGGAGACTGCCATCATGGAGAGGTCGATCCTTGTGGCGATTAAGCGACAGTCTCCAAGGGCAGCTATGGAAGGATTGCGCAACTTTCTGACGTACAGCGCTGACCTAACCCCGCTGTCGGTGCTAGGCAGGCACCTTGCTGGGTGGGTTGTGGCACAGTGGAGCCAGGAAATGCTTAAAGCAGAGTTCGACAACATGCACACGTGGGCCATCAATAGGTTCATGATGCAGCCTGGAGACGAAGAACGCAGGCAGAATGGGGAGCTATCTCAGGAGGCTTACGACCGCAAGTTGCTGGGCAGACCTAGACCTATCTTCAACAGCACAGTGGCCTTGTTTGGCCTTGTGCAATTGCGAAAGATTGTACAGCAGGCCATTGGTGCAGACTTTGAAACAGAGCTTGGGCCGCTTTTTAAGGCAATGTCTAACTCGGTTTACGAAAACATGGAAACGGTGAACAAGGCTACCATGCCAGAGTTCTTGAAGGTACTGCAAACAGCTTCGGACATTACGAAGTTGAAGGAAGAGGCGGTTTACTCCCTCAAGGAGAATGTCGACTACAACCTTGCAGAGATTGGCGGAAGACAAGTTTTGGTCTTCCATGTTCGCTCAGTATACAACAAATACTGTGCATATTTACGCGTGATAGGAGGTCAACCACTATATCCGACAGACACATCTTTTGAGATTGCCCTGCGAGAAACCCCGCAGTTCATCGGTACAGGAAGCGGCACCCGAAGCCAATCGGGGCGCGTCCTTGTCATGGACTACGAAGAACTTTTGCGCGGCGGGATGCCAGGATGGGCCGGAAAGCCCCAGGCACTGCCCGAGGCGTGATACAATGAAATTTCCCGATTCGGGATGACAAGCCGGAAAGAACGGCTCATTAACTTAGGAAATAATCATGTCCCTGCTTAAAACTGCTGAATCCAATGCTGCCTTTGAATCTGATGACGTGGTAGCAGCTACCAAGTCTGCTGCTGAGAGTGCATCTGCTGCCCCTGCTGCAGCGGTTCCTGCCCCTCAGACCTCTGTGGCAACGGCTCCACAAAGCCCCGCTGCTGTAGCTCTTGCACAAGCCCGCGATGCCTTTGACCAATTCCGTAACGCTTTGCCGGTTGAGTACAACACACTCGATCAGATCATTGCGAGTAACGGCAATTTTGTCGAACGCGAAACCAAGACTGTCCTTGGCGACACTGTGCACTTCGATCTGCTGTCCTACCAGGACTCTTTCGTAGTTTCTCCAGAAGATGACAACGCACCCGGCGAGATTGTTCGATATTCCAACGACGGCGTGGTTTGCTCTGACGGTACTGACGTGAAAGAGCACCTGGATTGGCTGCACCAGAACGGCTACCCCAAGGCCCGACTGAAGCAGCGCGTGGTGGTGGTGGGTGCCTTGACCAGTGCAGCCAAGACTGACAAGTTCAATGGACAGCTCGTCCAGTTCGACCTTAGCCCGGCCTCTCGCACGCTGTGGCAGCGCTTTGCCATCAGCGCCGCTTACGGCTTGACGACAGGCCGGGTAACCGCTGCGCAGGTTTCCAAGGTTAAGGCAGAAGCTCTTCTGAAGTCGCGCGGAAACGACACCTACACGGTGGCCTCTTTCTCCACAGCAGGCTAACTATAGTTCTGCAAACAAAGCCCCAATACTGGACACAATCTGGTATTGGGGCTTTTATTTGAGAGGACGAACTATGTCTGCATATTGCATTCTAGACACAGAAACCGCAAGCCTGCACAGAGGTGTCGTAGAAGTCGCATGGTTGTGGGTAGACCATAACCTGAACGTACTTGACGAACAGTGCCACAGGACAAACCCAGAGTGTAAAATTGAGCCAGGAGCAAGGGCTGTTCACGGAATCTCTGATGAAGACGTCGCAGGGTGCCCAACAATTTCACAGGTTTGTGCTGGATTTAAGGGAGTTAAAATTGACGTTATTGGACACAACGTGGCGTTTGACTTGCGCATGTTGAACGACGTGGTTCATGCGAAGCGTTCACTTTGCACGCTAGCCCTTGCTCGTCAATACATCAAAGACACCACCAACTCTAAACTTGAGACGTTGCAGCAGGAGTTGGGACTTGAAGTGCACAAGTCACACTCGGCCTTGGGCGATGTTTACACATGCTTAAACGTCTTAAAGTATGTCTTACCTCGGTCTGGAACAGACCTGGAAGGTCTGTTCAGGCGGGCAGAGCAACCTAGACTGCTGCACATTATGCCTTTTGGCAAGCACGAAGGGTTGCCGATGCTGGAAGTGCCTCCAAGCTACAGGAATTGGCTGTATTGCCAACCACACCTGGACAAGGACTTAAAATACACACTTGAAAAGCTGAGGAGTTTATGAGTGTAAGGAAGATCAAAAAGCGGCACTATTCCAGGTTTTGCATCCTAAAGTTTTGTGGTGCAAAGATGCTAGCAATTAAGCTAGCATCTGGCCAGGGTCACATTCTATTTTGGAAATGGGGGATGTAATGTCTATTGAAACTATTAAGCTTTGGTTTGCTCGCGCTGTTCCTGTACCTACGGACAACAACAAGAACGTGCAAATCGGAGTACATATCGAAGAGTTTTCTGAAATGCTGGAAAGCATTAAAGGGGTTGACGCGGAGTCTGACCGGCAAATAGGCGTGCTGCAAGACCTTGCAAAATCTGTCGCCACTAAGCTCAAGCGAGGTGAAATTCAGGTCACGCTCTCAGACCGAAAAGCCTTTCTGGACGCTGTGGCAGATCAAATTGTGACTGCTACTGGTTGTGGGCATGTGTACGGGATGAATGTCGTAGAAGCCCTGCGACGAGTTGACAGGTCAAACTGGTCTAAGTTTGACAAGCACGGGCAGCCGTACTTTGACGCTAACGGGAAAATCGCCAAGGGGCCAGACTACCAGCGCCCAGACCTTGAAGGGTTGTACTGATGAAACTCCTAATAGGAATTTCTGGAAAAGCAGGCAGCGGCAAAGACACCGCTGCCTGCTATTTTGTCAACAACCACGGCTTTCTCCAATACGCTATTGCAGGCCCTCTGAAAAGAGCACTTGAAGTGCTAGGGATTCACGAACCACGCGACCGTAATTTGAAAGAAGCCCTGATTCCTGGCAGGGCTTATAGCTACAGGCGAGCGGCTCAAAAACTTGGAACTGAGTGGGCGAGGGAACTTGATATAAATTTTTGGCTAAACCTAGCAAAAGACTACTATGAAAGCGCCGCCTGGTCTGTAGTTATAAGTGACGTCAGGTTTGAAAATGAAGCCGCGTTCGTAAGAGAACGCGGCGGACTTGTCATTCACCTGCATGGAAGGTCGGCGAACGTAGACAATGCTGATCACCCTTCTGAGCAAGGACTTGAAGTCCACGAATCCGACTGTGTGATCTCTAACACAGGCTCCCTTGAGAGACTGTATGAGGATTTAGAAAATGCGTATGGAAGACTTGTTGAAAGTAAAGTACGGACAACCCCTGTACGTGGTTGTGAGAAATAGTGCAGAGCCGCGTACACGAGTGCAAAGCGCAAGCTTTGTAAGCGTATCTTTGGTAAGGGCAACCCTCCCTAGCCAATCTGCGTGGATTCAACGTGGCGACCAGTCTTCAATCACTATCGTTCACGCAGACCAATTGTTTTTGACTAAAGAAGAAGCTGACAAAGCTGTCCGCTTCTGACAGGAGGTTGAAATGCGAATCGCTTTTGATATGTCAAGCGTCCTGTGGACTTCTCTGCTAGCAGGAAAAGACGAAGCAGACGGCGAATGGGTAGAGGTAAACGGCAAGAAAAAGCTGGTCAATTCCGCAGCGTTTGGCTACGAAAACGTGATTAACCTGATGGTTAGCGCGTTAAACGAGTTTGGTGCAACGCCAATGCAAGCAATTCTCGTGGTGGAAGGGCTTAACTCTAAGTATCCTCGGATGTGCATCGACAAGATGTACAAGGCGGGCGAGTCCAAGCTTCCTCAGCAGTACGAGCAATTCCAGATTCTCCGAAACCAGATTGTAGAGCTGTGGCGATCACTAGGTGCAATTGCCGTTTCTCAAGACAACGCAGAAGGTGATGACGTTCTGGCATGGCTTGCCCAAAATGTAAAGGAAGAATTGGTCATTGTAACGAATGACAACGATTTGATGGTGCTGCATGGCACTAACGAAGGTCGAGTTAGCGTGAGAGTAAACGGCGTAGTGGGGCACAACAAGTACGGTATGTTCCCGCACAAATTCATTACGCTGTACAAGAGTCTTGTAGGTGACCCGTCGGACAAGATCAAGGGTATTCCCGGGTTTGGTGAGGCTGCGTGGATGGAATTGGACAAGCGCTTTGGTGACAAGGGTATGCAATACCTTACAGACTTGTTGGAGTCTAACAGTCTGCTGGAGCTGGAAGAAGACGCAGAGAAAGATAAGTTTGTAAAGCGTCTGTTTGACGGGCGTGAAGACTGGATCAAGAGTTACAAGCTCGCCAAGTTGCACCCTGAATGGGTCAATACGATGCAAAACCCGATTCAGTGGAAGCCTGGATTTGTGCATGGGCGACCAGACGACGAACGTCTGCGTCAGTTTGGCTCTAGCCGCCGTCTGATTACCGCCGACAACTGGAGCAGCTTCGCACCCTGGTGCATGAAGCAGCTTGAGTATCACCCGTGGTACGCCTTGGACATTGAGACCAGCACCCCGCAGGAATCTGACGACTGGCTTGCAGCGCAAGGTAAGCCCGAAGGCGTAGACGTGATCGGCTCGCGCTTGACGGGATTGTCTCTGACTTTTGGCAAAAACATGCAGTTTACTGTGTATATTTCTGTGGATCACAAGGACACGGCAAATGTAGACAAGGCGCTTGTAGGTCAGTTTCTAAACAGCATTGACAAGATCGCCGTCATTCAGAACACTACATTTGAAGGTACTGTTTTGTTTAATGAGTTTGGTGAATCCTGGAAAGACAACGGAAACGGAGGCTTGCTGCGTGCGTGGTACGACACAAAGTTTGAGGCGAGTTACGTTGACGAGAACGACAAGCTCGGATTGAAACACCTGTCGAAGAAGTGGCTTGACTACGACCAAGTTGACTATGCTTCTGCGACAACTCTGGCAGGGCCTATCGGCTCACTCCCTGTCGGCGGTAAAAGTCGAGG